GAAAACTACACTTTGATAATTTTCCTACGGACTTAAAAAGAACTTGGAGATATTCAGGGTCTATCAAAGGTGATGACATTGAGTATGCTTGGCTTTATTGCCAAGGGAAAACACTAAGAGATGTATGCCCGCCAGAATTTGAGAAAGAATTAAACTCAAGTATGAAAAAGATGGAGGCATTCTTTAAGTCATTTCAGATAGCAAAGTTAGACATGACACAACATTGTATATTTGATTTAATACCTGAAGATTCATTGGCAAGTTTTTGTGAAATAAAAAACAAGATAACTGAATATGTTTTCGCAATGAATGATAAGCCTGAAAACTACGATTTTTTGAATGATGCTCACAAACTGATTTACAATATTGGGGAACAAGAACTTAATATTGATACTTTAGATTGTAAGAGTTTGTTTACTACAACTAACAACAGGATTGGCTTACAAAAGATTTTGAAAGGATCGAAGTATATTGATTACAACCTGTTTGGCACCGTTACAGGCCGTCTTACCACTTATCCTAGGTCTTTCCCTATACTAACGATGAAAAAGGATTTTAGACGTATTATAAAGCCGCATAATGATTGGTTCTTGTCTTTGGATTATAATGGCGCAGAGGTTAGAACTGTTTTGTCACTTCTTGGACACCCACAGCCGCCCGAAGATATTCATGCTTGGAACATGGCTAACATTTTTAGTTCGTCTGAGGTGTCAATTAGTAGAGATGATGCAAAGGTAATGTTTTTCGGCTGGTTATATAACCCAGAATCAGAAGTAATTCAATCTGAGTTATACGATAGAAACTCAATAATCGATGAATATTACTCCAATGGAAGTGTTAAGACTATATTTGGCAGAGAAATAGTGATTGACAGAAGAAGAGCACTGAGTTATATTGTTCAAAGCACAACATCTGATTTAGTGCTGGAGCGCGCGGTGGCAATATCAAAAATGCTTAATGATAGAAAGAGTTTTGTGTCGCATATTATTCACGATGAGATTGTGATTGATTTAGCGAACGAGGATAAACAAATTGTGCCAGATATTAAGGCTATATTTGCTAAAAACAAGCTTGATACATTTAAAGTTAATTTAAGCGCTGGCAAGAACTTTTATGATCTTGAGGAGCTTAAGTTATGATTTCAATTGTTGGAATTGGTAATGCGGCATCAGCCATTGCTACGAAATTTCAAAGTGTGCCTCAGTACGATGTCTACTTGTTAAACGATAAGATTAAAAAAAATACTAAGCAAAAATACAAATTAAAATCATATGAAAAACCAGAAGATTATGAGAAGAACATACCAGATTTAACTAAATTTTTTAGTAATTCGCACGATCGTGTGCAGGTCTTTATTACCGGTGCGTCTTTAAGTTCTATTTACAGTCTCGGAATTCTTGAGCAGATTAAACAAAAAGATGTTGATGTCTTTTATATTAAGCCAGACACTGAATTGCTAACTGGTATACCACGTTTAGTTGAGAATATGGTGTTCGGTGTTCTGCAAGAATACGCCCGCTCAGGTATGTTGCGTAGTTTTACAATTTTTTCTAATGAGAACATTGAAAAAATTCACTCCTCTATCAACTTAAAAACATACTATGATACGTTAAATGATACGATTTATTCTTCTGTTCATTATTTAAATTATTTTGAGCACACTGAGCCGCATATTGGGAACATGTCGAAGCCAAGCGAGATCAGCCGAATCCGCACAGTAGGAATGCTCGATATGAAAAAACTTTCTGAAATGTGGCTTTACGACCTTGACATGGAGCGAGAATTATGCTATTATATGTGTATAAATTCTGACCGACTTGAGGGGGAAGTGGGCCTGCATAAAAAACTTGTGGATATCTTGAAGAGCAAGCCAAGGAATGCTTTTCGCAAGATTTCATATTCAATTTATGAAACAGAATTACCAGACTTTGGGTTTGTCGTGGCCCATACAAATGCGACACAATCAAACAAAAATACTCTTGACAAGCTAGAGCAAGAGTGATACATTAGATTCTGTGGAACGCACAGAATACTTTAACAAACAATAGGAGAAAAACTAATGTCAATCAATATGGAACTAATGCGAAAGAAACTTGCCACATTGCGTGGTGAAGGGCAAAGAGACGGCGATTCGCTGTTCTTTAAGCCAGATGAGGGAGATACGGATATTCGTATCGTGCCAACAAATGATGGTGATCCTCTAAAGGAAATGTTCTTTCACTATAATGTAGGAGAGCACAAAGGCGGTATTTTGTGTCCAAAGCGAAACTTTGGAGAGCGCTGCCCTGTGTGTGATTTTGCCTCTGCGGTATGGAGGGATGGGACAGAAAACAATGATGAGGAAGCTAAGAAGCTTGCCAAGTCACTGTTTGTCCGAGGTCGTTATTTCTCACCAGTCGTCGTCCGCGGCCGCGAGAGTGAAGGTATCAAGGTATATGGTTATGGTAAGAAGGCTTACGAACTTCTTCTTGGCTACATTCTCGATCCAGAATACGGAGATATCACTGATATTGGAGAGGGCACAGACATTACACTCACCTATACTAAGCCAACAGCCCCCGGAGCTTATCCGCAGACTAGCATGAAAATGCGGCGTAATACTTCTTCTCTTCTTGAAGATACAGAAGCGATCCCTGCCCTCCTCGATCGTATGCCAGATTTTTCTTCGCTCTTTGAACGCAGAACCCCCGAAGAAATCGACGCGATTCTCGATGAACAGTTAGTAAACCCATCATCTGCAGAATCTCTGTCCAGTGAGACTACAGCGTATGGAAAAGGTAGCTCCACTAGTGATGTCGACCGAGCGTTTGATGAACTTATGAGCAATAAGTAAATAGTCTAGTATGTGGGAAACCGCTGGCAGACCGGTCAAAGTCTGCTGCTTTATTTCAAAAGGAGTTAGAATGGCTAAAGCCAAAGCAAAAGCAGGTCGTGTAGATATGCAGGATTTGATGAAGATTGTTAATAAAAAAGCAGGGCAGAATGTAGCACACAATCTGACGGGTGATAACCCAACTGCTGTGAAGGAGTGGATTCCTACTGGTTCTCGATGGCTTGATTCTATCATTGCCAAAGGGCAAGTAGCTGGTATCCCAGTTGGTAAAATTACCGAGATTGCAGGATTGGAAGCAACTGGTAAGTCTTATATGGCAACTCAGATTGCTGCAAACGCCCAGAAAGTTGGCAAGATGGTCGTTTATTTTGATTCTGAGTCTGCTATCGATCCAATGTTCTTGGAGCGAGCAGGTTGTGATTTAGACCGTCTTATGTATGTACAGGCGTCTTCTGTAGAATTTGTGCTTGAGACTATTGAAGAGTTATTAGGTGCGACCGACGAACAACTAGTATTTATTTGGGATTCGTTGGCATTCACACCATCAATTTCAGATGTTGAGGGAGATTTTAATCCTCAATCATCTATGGCTGTCAAAGCCCGCATTCTCGCGAAGGGAATGTCAAAGCTTGTTATTCCTATTGCGGATAAGCGAGCAACATTTATTGTCCTTAATCAGTTGAAGACAAATATTCCACAGGGCCCGATGGCCCGTCAAATAGCAATGACAACACCTTATATCACTCCCGGTGGTAAGGCGATGCATTATGCTTATTCGCTTCGTATCTGGTTGACCGGTCGGAAAGCTAAGTCAGCATTTATCGAAGATGAACGAGGGTTTCGTATCGGCTCCGAAGTTAAGGTGAAACTTGAGAAGTCTCGTTTTGGTACTCAAGGTCGCTCTTGTGCTTTCCGTATCATGTGGGGCACTGATGACGTTGGAATCCGTGATGAGGAATCTTGGTTTGATGCTATCAAAGGTTCGGAACACCTAACTTCCGCAGGTGCGTGGTATACATTCGCCACTCCTGATGGATATACAAAAAAGTTTCAACCATCCAAATGGACTAGCATTATCACCTCTGATGAGGAGTTTAAGAGCCGTGTTCTTAAAGTAATGGATGAAGAGATCGTACAGAAGTTCGATCAGCGGCAAGGGAATGCAAAAGAGTTTTACGAAGATCCGGAAGATATATCAGTTCCCATAAAAGAGTAAAGAAAGTACTTGACTCTGGCCCTCCAATTGGTTATAATAAATCAGTTGGAGGGTTTTTTTATGAAAACAGATAAAAAACGTGTGATTATTATTGATGCGCTTAATATGTTTTTGAGGGCATATATCGTTGATCCATCCTTGTCCACGAATGGAGATCCAATTGGTGGTATCAAAGGGTCATTTAAAATTTTACAGAAGCTTGTGAGGATGACTAAGCCAGATTCTGTTGTTATCGTTTGGGATGGCCCAAATGGTTCCCGCAAACGGCGAAGTATGGACAAGAACTACAAGGCCGGCCGAAAGCCTCTGCGGTTGAATCGTTCTGTGCAGAATCTCACAGAAGATGAAATTTTACAGAATAAGATATGGCAACAAAGCAGGACAATTGATTACATCAACCAGTTGCCGATTGTCCAGATAATGATTCCAGAAGTTGAGGCTGATGATGTAATAGCATATGTTACTAGAATGAGTCATTATGATGACTGGCAAAAGGTTATCATTTCAAACGATAAGGATTTCCTGCAGCTTTGTGATGAAGACACTATTTTGTATCGCCCAACAGTCGATGAGGTTATGAATACCAAAAGAGTAATTGAAACATTTGGTGTCCATCCCTCTAATATGGCTTTGGCTCGTTCTATTATCGGCGATTCATCAGATAACCTACCTGGCATTAAGGGTGCGGGTGTGGTTTCTGTTAAAAAGAGATTATCGTTTTTAGCATCCGAGAAAGATTATACAATTGATGATGTAATATTATTCTGTGAGAATGCAGATAGCAAGCTAAAATTCTTCACAAATATTATTGACGGGCGTCAAGTAATCGAGCATAATTACAAAATGATGCAACTGTATTCTCCTCAACTCTCGATTCAATCTAAGAAGTTTGTTGACAATGCAATAGAGAACTTTGAATGCAATTTCAACCAGTTAGAAATCTATCGGAAAATGATGGAAGATGGTTTCGGCGAACTCAACTGGGAAGACTTAAAAACTAATATGAATAGAATCAAAATTGATTGTTTCTAAGTTTGACTTTATATCAAATTGAGTTATACTTATTAATCGACGGGAGCAACTTTGCAGAGTAAGCCTAATTTCGCAGACTATGGTAAATCATTTCAAGAAAACCTAGTTCAACTGATTTACCAAGATCGGCCGTTTGCGGACCAGATTACGGAGGTATTAGATCTCAACTTTTTGGATCTTGAATATCTGCGTGTGTTCTCAAGTAAAATTATGAACTATAGGCAGCGCTATGGCTCACACCCGTCGTCGAATGCAATCGCGACGATTTTAAATACTGAGCTTGAAGATGAAGAAGAAATAGTAGTTCATCAAGTCAAAGAATACTTCACAAGAATACTATCAAAAGATATTGATAATGATGCGGATTACGTTAAAGAAACATCACTTGATTTTTGTAGAAAACAAAACTTGAAAGAAGCAATGATGAAGTCTGTAGGCCTGCTCCAGACTTGCTCTTTTGATGAAATATCTAAAATTATTAACGACTCATTAGTGTTGGGTTCTGAAAATAATTTTGGTCATGACTATCTGGCTGATTTTGAAGAACGATTTAAGCCTCGTTATCGTAAGCCAATAACAACCGGCTGGGGTGATATTGATAAGATTTGTGGTGGTGGTTTGGGAATGCAAGAATTAGGTGTTGTTGTTGCTCCCACTGGTGCTGGAAAATCTATGGTCCTTGTGCACTTGGGAGCACAAGCAGTGCTTGAAGGCAAGACTGTTGTTCACTATACCTTGGAGCTACAAGACACTGTTGTTGCTTCAAGATACGATAGTTGTATTACTGGTTACCCTCTTTCAAACCTTATATCTTTCAAAGAAGAGATTTATGAATCTGTTAAAGATATTGAAGGTCGCTTAATTGTAAAAGAGTACCCTACTAAATCAGCGTCTACCAATTCAATACGCTCTCACTTGACTAAGCTTAAGAAGCGCGGAACAGTGCCGGGTATGATCATAGTGGATTACGCTGATCTGTTGAAACCGGTCGTCATAAGAAAAGAAAAACGTGCAGAATTAGAATCAATTTATGAAGAACTCCGAGCATTATCCTCAGAGTTTAAATGTCCAATATGGACCGCCTCACAAACTAATCGCTCCGGTTTAAATGCAGAGGTAATCACAATGGAGCAAATTTCCGAAGCATTTAATAAATGCTTTGTGGCAGACTTTATCATGTCTGTATCTCGCACCGTCGAGGACAAACAAAATAACACCGGTAAGATTTTTATTGCAAAAAATCGTAACGGACCAGATGGGATGATATATAATATATTCATGGATACTTCTTGTGTTAAAATTAAGGTTCTACCAAAAAGCAACACTGTTATTCCAAGCAATCCATCAAGCCCGGTGCCAGCAGTGGCGACTAGCCCAGTTGCTTTGACACCAAAAGAACAGAGAGAAGTCTTACAAGACAAATATGCTAAATTCAGAAATATAAAAAGGAAAAACAAATAATGAGAACTTTAGACACAATTAGAAAATTTAGGTTATCCGACTCCTTTGTGGAGCCATACAAGACTGCAGAGGTACCTTGGGGTCCGCTCGGCTACGTCACATTTAAAAGAACATATGCTAGACGCTTAAGTGAGTTTGAAGCCGGCGCCACAGGCACCGAGGAGTGGTGGCAAACTTGTCGCCGTGTGATCGAGGGTATGTTCCATATTCAAAAGCAGCACGTGGTTAGCCTTGGTCTTGAATGGAATGACAACAAAGCCCAAAAAACAGCCAAGGATGCTTTTGACCGATTGTTCAATCTTAAGTGGACACCTCCCGGCCGTGGTCTGTGGATGATGGGCACTAAGTTTGTTGAAGAAAGGACGGGTGCTGCTTTATTTAATTGTGCTTTTCGGTCAACTCAAGATATAGATCGTAAAGGTGGATATATATTTTCTTGGATTATGGATGCACTGATGGTCGGTGTTGGTGTCGGCTTTGATACTAAAGGCGCCGGCACAATCACCATCAAAGAACCAACATACACAAATGATACTCTTGTAATTGACGATTCTCGTGAAGGGTGGGTAAATTCTGTTCATGTCTTACTTGATGGCTTTTTTCACGGCTCTAATGTACCTAGATTTGATTACTCTGCAATTAGGCCAGAAGGCGCCCCTATTTTGGGGTTTGGCGGCACTTCATCAGGTGCCCAACCGCTTATTGAATTACACGATAATTTGAAAGCCCTATATTCTGAGAAAATCGGAGAACCAATCACCTCTGTTGATATTGTAGACACTGAAAACTTAATTGGTCGATGTGTAGTGGCCGGCAATGTCCGACGCTCTGCAGCTTTAGCTATCGGTGAACACGATGATATCCGTTATCTTGAAATGAAGAATGACCAAGAAAAACTGTATCATCATAGGTGGGGCTCGAATAACTCTTTTAATGCTGAAGTTGGAATGACTTATGATTGGCACGCTGAACAATCACAAAAGAATGGTGAGCCGGGATATATTTGGCTTGAAAATGCACGCGCTTTTGGTCGTATGAAGGATGGTGTTAATTATGACGATGTTGAGGTTGTAGGTTTCAATCCTTGTGTGGAACAAAGTCTTCATAATGCTGAAATGTGTTGTCTAGTGGAGACTTTTCCAGCTAAACACGAAGATTATGATGATTATGTTAAGACATTAAAGTGTGCTTATCTGTACGGCAAGACTGTTACACTTGTTAATACGCACTGGCCAGAGACAAATGCGAAAATGCTAAAGAATCGTCGTATTGGACTTTCTCAGTCAGGTATCGTACAAGCATTTAATAAACATGGCCGCCGTGCTATGATGGACTGGTGTGATGATGCTTATGATTATGTTCGTGAACTAGATATCGAGTATTCTAATTGGTTGTGCGTACCTAAGTCAATCAAGATGACTTCGATCAAACCCTCTGGCACTGTATCACTGTTGAACGGCTCTACACCGGGAATACACTTTCCAGAGAGCGAATTCTATATTCGTCGTATTAGATTTTCAAACTCATCTCCTATTGTACCACAGTTACAAAAAGCAGGTTATAAGACTGAAAAAGATAAATACTCACCAAATACAACTGTTGTTGAGTTCCCGATCCACGAAGAATTCTTTACAAAAGGTAAAAAAGATGTTAGTATGTGGGAACAGCTAGAGATCGCTGCACAATATCAGAATTATTGGGCTGACAATGCGGTTTCTGTTACTGTAACATTTACTGAACAAGAGGCTCCACAATTGAAAAGTGCACTTGAAATGTATGAAACAAGGCTTAAAGCCGTGTCATTCTTGAGGTACCAAGACACCGGATATGAGCAAGCCCCCTACGAGCCTATTAACGAGGAGCAATATAAGCAGATGTCAGCGAATATTACCCCAATTCACAGAATTGAGACTGATATAGCAGGTGTAGGAACAAAATTTTGTGACGGAGAATCTTGCGAAATTTGAAGAGGTATTGATGAATTTTAACCACTTAATGAACAAGGCAGAACTTAGGAGTAAATGTGGAGATTTAGACACATGTTGTTACTATGTTCCACGTGGTCCGGTAAGGACTATGCTGGGTGAAAATGTACATCTCACAATGGTCTGTAAACGGTGTGCAATGCGAAAAGACGTATTTTTAACAAAAGAAGAATATTTTACACAACAAAACTTAATTCATAAGGAGATAGGATATGTTTAATCCAGTCAACAGGTATATACTTATTAAAATGCCACCCAAGCAAACAGACACAAATTCGGTTGTATTATTACCAGAAGATTACAAACCTGAAGAACAGAGATATTCTGAAGTTACTGTAGTTAAAGCAGCTAGTGATGTTAGATTTGATCTACATCAAGACAATAAAATCATCATTGATCGCTCGATGGTAGAGCAAATTACTATTGGCAGCACTAATTATGATGTAATTTTAGACAATTATGTTATAGGAATTACTGAATAAAATAAAGTAATATGTAATGGACAAAAACTTTTACAATGAAGCTTCCGCCAAGAAGCTTGGGTGGGAACCTTCTTGGTTTGGGGAGAAATATTTTGATGACAAGTTAGTCAGAGAAATAAAAAAATGGCAGAGAGTAAGGAACCTTGCAGCAGATGGTTTGTGTGGACCTACGACATTTAGAAGACTGTGGACCGAAAGACAGTCTGAAATTACGAACTATAAGCCCGAAAGTAAACACTTCTCCAATTATATTGTCTACAATGGTGATTTTGTGCCAATTGACTGGGACAAGTTTGTTTTATGGTCTGAGAAAGGTGGAATTGAGACACCTCAAGGCAACTACTATGATTACTCTGGTCGACCAAAAAGACAAATCAGATATTTTATTAATCATTGGGATGTTTGTTTAAACTCTAAATCTTGTCAAAATGTACTCAACCGTCGAGGCGCTTCAGTTCATTTTCTTATTGACAACGATGGAACTATCTATCAAACTATGGATCTTCAACACGCAGCTTGGCATGCCGGCTCAAATAGAACTAACAGGCCCTCTGTTGGTGTTGAAATATCAAATGCTTATTATTTGAAATATCAAAACTGGTATACTAAACACGGTTTCGGTGAACGTCCAGTTGTTGACGACGCTTGGGTGCACGGTGAAAAGCTTGAGCCATTTACGGGTTTCTATCCTGTCCAGCTTGAGGCTTTAAAGAAACTTTGGCAAGCAATTCATCACGCAACTGATATTCCATATCAAACACCCTTAAACCAGTTTGGCAGCACATCAACCAAATATGAGCAGCAGGTTGCTTATGGTAAGTTCTCAGGCTTTGTAAGTCATTATCACGTCAGTAAAAGAAAGATAGATTGTGCTGGCTTAGATATAAAAAGCTTGTTAGATGAAATATCTTGTACCAGTGAGGTGTTAGATGGATGATGTTTATCAATTTATTATTTTTGATGATGGGTTTGCAAACAGTAGATTACACTGAACTTGCCAAGAGTCGCACTAATAAATGGGAGATGGTACCCGGTATAACTGTGTGTATGAATTCAGGAGTGCATAGTTATCGTATTTCTCAATCTGTAAAGTATTGGGAGAGGCTGGGTTATAAATTTGATTATATTCGATACGATGACTCAATAAGTTGTGGTGAGCCTAGATATGGTGAAATCATAATCACTTTGCCAAATCAAGATTTTAATTTTGGAGATCATTTAGCATCTACAAGGATAACAATATCTAACAAAACAAAAGAAATTGTAAAAGCTAAAATATTTGTATTTCCTAAAACGGCCAATAAAGAAAGGGTGCTAGAACATGAACTAGGCCACGCACTCGGCTGGCCACACATTAATCAACCATTTCATATTATGAACTCAAATTGGCATACAGGTGGCCACAATTCAAGTGGTTTAAAACTTTTCTATAAAAACTATGTAGATTAACGGTTATAATACTTTAATGAAATTTGAATATAGCAGTGTGGTCATTGGAAGTGACTTAAAATCGTTTCTGTTCGCATTTGTAAATGATTACCCAATATTATTTACAGAGCAAAATAAACCACATCAATTTGATTTTTTTGTTGATTATCACAATGACAATTCTAATAAATTTATATCTTTCGATAAAATTTATAAATTTGGCAAACAAAAAATTTATATGTGGGAAAGATTGTATTTTTTATTATCTATGCGCGGCTTGTTGCCGCTTTCAGATATGTGTGATACAATAAGATACGATGGTAAAAAATTAATCTGTTCGACTGAATATTCAAAGTTATGCGAGATAAAGTTTAATAATTGTTTTTACGGTGGAGATAATAAGACATATAAATTAATTAATTTAAAGGAGCCTAGAAATGTTAGATATAAAGTCTATGATAAAATTGCTTTTACATCAGGTGGCAAGCACGATATCGATTACTTTGAAACAGATGATGATTTTGTTAACAAAGTATGGTTTTTTTCAAGTGACAGAATTTGTGGGAATACTGGTGTTAAAGATGCTTATGTATTATCAACACTCACTCATGAGCAACTGAATAGCCCCTCATATACTAATACGATGGCAAGGTTTAAACTGCTATCAATTATGAAAGAAAATGGGATGCGTGGTAAACAAAATGGATTTACTAAAAATGGAACACCGCGACATTATAATTTTAAGGTACACAACATAGAACGTAAAATAATAAGTTTAAATTTACCACTGTGGTCGGAGAATGAAACTGTAAAGAGAATAAACGACAGCATACCCGATTTATTAGAACAAGTCAGTCCTGATATTGTAGCAAATTATGAGTATTTAGATGGAAACAAATTGTAGATTACATATGGCGGGTATTATTCCGATTGCCAATATTAAAACCGACCATCATAATACACTGCCTGAAGTCTTGTTACCGATCGATAATGGCTTTACTGCCATACAGAAATCTGTATACGAATGTGCATTAGCTGGCTGTAGCACAATATGGATTGTGGCAAATGATGATATGGCACCAATCATACGTCACACAATTGGTGATTGGATATATGACCCAGTTTATTATAACAGAATGTCCAAATTCTCAAGTCAAGAAAGAAAAGAGATACCTATTTATTACGTTCCTATTCACCCAAAGGACAGAGATAGAAGAGACTCATATGGATGGTCGGTCCTTTGTGGCCAGTTAACAGCATGGCACACTGCTAATAAAATATCGACTTGGCTAACCCCTGATAAGTATTATGTGTCATTTCCACTAAGTTTATTCGATTTTTCGGTCGTTAGGGAAAATAGAAAACTAATTCGAGACAAGAAAAGTAACTTTTTCTTTACATTTAATAACAAAAACATTAAAAATGATTTACCACTTTCATTTACGATGTTTGGAGAGGATTTTAAAAAATGCAGAAAGCACGTCAACAAAGAAACCACAAGGGAGTTTTTACCCCCTTCACCCAACCAGCCTTTTCCTTCGGAAAAACTACCCTTGAAGGAGAGGTGGACGGCTCGCCACTTCCCTTTGAGCGTTGTTTTCCATTCGGTGATGATGAACAACAAGACGACGAAGATTGAAACTCCGTGGTTCTACGATGCACATAAGTGGGTTCAATATAAAAAATATATGTCTTCTAGTAACACTATCGAAAAGCCATATTCTGAATTGATTAAGCCACATACGCATGAAAAGTTTCCTTTTGAAGAAAATTAGACTTGCAAGGTCTTGTCATATCGATTATACTATCTAGATACAATTACTTTAGGAGGGATGTATGGCAAAACGGGTTTGCTCTAAAATTAAATTTGTAGGATTACACGCGCACAGTGTGGCTGGTTCTATCTTCGACGCTATCGGGTATCCACAAGCTCATATGGATTTTGCATATGAGAATGGATGTGAGGCACTGGCACTTACAGATCACGGCAATATGAATGGTCTGGCATATCAAGTGCTGCACGCCAAGAAGATGCGGGAGGCTGGTAAAGATTTTAAGCCTATTTTTGGATGTGAAGCATATTTTACGCCCTCTATTGCAGAGTGGCGGGATGCATATGAACAAGCTATGGAAGACAAGAAGAAGGCGCGCGCAATCAAGAAGGATGCACAGTCGGGCGCCACTGTAGAAGACGAGGGTGACAGCAAGAAAATTCAAGGCATCCTTAAACGTCGCCGACATCTTGTCTTGTTGGCTCAAAATCAAACCGGGCTAAACAACCTATTTAAGTTGGTATCTGAATCGTATCAGCCGGAGAACTTTTATCGCTACCCACGTATCGACTATGCATTACTTAAGAAGTATAACGAGGGCATTATTGCTTCTTCTGCTTGTCTTGGGGGTGTATACGCCGGTAACTACTGGGAAAACCGAGAGGAAGGTGATGAAGCTGTGCTTGACGCAATGCGTGAGTCAACCCGTCGTATGGTGGACATTTTCGGCGATCGCTGGTATGCCGAAATACAATGGAATAACATCAAAGAGCAGCACGAACTTAACAAGTATGTAATTCAAGTTGCTAAAGAATTTGGCGTTGGACTGGTTTCTACAGCCGATAGCCATTACCCCAACCCTGACGCTTGGAAGGACCGTGAGCTTTACAAGCGTCTTGGTTGGCTTGGTAAAGGCACTCCATCTTGGGCTGAAGGCGAATCAGAGTTGCCAGAGGGCGTCGAGGAGATTGGTTACGAGCTATACCCTAAGAATGGGGATCAGATGTGGGAGAGTTACAAGCAATACTCAAAAGAACAAGGTTTTGATTATGATGATGACTTAGTTTTGCAAAGTATCGAAGAAACGCACCGTATTGCCTTTCAGCGCATTGAAAAGTTTTTGCCAGATAATACCGTTCGTTTGCCTGAATTCGTCGTTCCAGCAGGCTTTACGGCCACGCAAGCGCTGGTTAATTACGCACTTGAGGGACTAAAAGACAAAGGTCTGCACACCAACAAGGAATATACGGATCGTCTGCGTCAAGAACTTAATGTTATTGATGACCGGGGGTTCTCTAAATATTTCCTGACAATGAAGTCTATCGTTGATGTAGCGACTGATATGATGCTCACAGGCCCCGGTCGAGGTTCTGCTGCGGGTTCGTTAGTTGCATACGCTCTTAATATCACAACAGTTGACCCGATTAAACACGGTTTGCTGTTCTCTCGTTTCCTCCGTTCAGACGCCAAGGATTATCCAGATATTGATTATGATGTATCCGATAGTATGACTTTGAAGGAGAAGCTGGTCGAAATGTGGGGTGAGGACTGTGTTGCTCCCATTTCTAATTGGAATACACTGCAACTCAAGTCTTTGATCAAAGATATTTCAAAATTGTACAATATCGAATTCACAGAAGTTAATACTGTAACCTCTATTATGATTCGAGAGGCTACACCCGCCGCTAAGCAGAAGCACGGCATTCGAGCCGGTGTTTATAGTCCCACTTGGGAAGAGGTGATTGAATTTTCGCCAACACTACGTGCATACCTTGATAAGTATCCAGCAGTTAAAACACACGTTGAAGGTCTGGTTGGTCAGGTTCGATCTTGTTCTCGACATGCTGGCGGTGTGGTCATCGCAGAGGATCTAGACAAGAGTATGCCCTTGATTAATTCAGGCGGTGTCCGTCAGGCTCCGTGGGCTGAAGGTCAGAACGTCAGGCACCTCGAACCGATGGGATTTATTAAGTTCGACTTACTCGGTCTCTCTACGCTCAAGATGATGGAAGGTGCTATTTATCACATCCTCAAGCGTCATCACGGAGTTGAGGAACCAACATTCGCTCAAGTGCGCGAATATTACGAAAAGAACTTACACCCTGATGTAATCGATTTGAATGACCAGAATGTGTATAAAAATATCTTTCATAAGGGTAAATGGGCAGGTATCTTCCAGTTCACAGAGCACGGAGCACAACAGTTCTGTACCCGAGTGAAGCCAACCAACATCATTGATGTGTCAGCTATCACATCTATTTATCGTCCGGGCCCACTAGCTGCTAATGTACACGACGAATATGTTGAGGCAAAGGAAAGCCCACACTACATCCAGTATCTAAACGAAGATGCTCGCGAGATTACTGAAGAAACCTTTGGCTTTCTAATCTTTCAAGAACAGATTGCATTGCTTGCTCACAAGCTTGGCGGTCTGACACTTGATGAAGGCAATATGCTTCGCAAAGTGTTGACAAAGAAAGGAACCGGCAAAGGCTCTGTTAAGCACAAACTTCATAGTAAGTTTATTGATGGGTGTGTATCCAAGAAAATCCCCCGAGATGAGGCACAAGCTCTTTGGGATAAGTTTGAATATTTCTCTGGATATGGCTTTAATAAGTCTCACGCAGTGAGCTATTCAATTATTTCTTACCAATGTGCTTGGCTATTCAACTACTACCCCGCAGAATGGATGGCGGCTTTCTTGGATAAAGAGCCGGAATCTCGTAAGGAAAAAGCAATTAACATTGCCAAGAAATACGGATTTGAGATTGCTGTCTTGGATATCAACAAGTCTGGTACTGTCTGGGAGATTAGTGACGATGGTAAAACACTAATTCAGCCATTGACATCCATCAAGGGTCTAGGTATGGCCGCAATTGAACAAGTGCTGGAGAACAGGCCGTTCATGAACGCTGAAGATCTCTTATTCCGTGAAGATATATCCTATAGTAAGCTCAATAAAAAGGCTCTTGATGCTCTTTGTCGTGGTGGCGCATTAGATAATATAGTTGATGATCGCTTCACTGGTCGCAAACACTTCTGGTCTGCCTGTATTGTTGAGCGTCCTAAGAATTTAAAGAAGTTTAGCGAGAATATTGATATATTTGCACCCGAGGGTGACTTTTCAGAAGAAGAAATCATCCAGTTTAAAACTGAATTGATCGGAGTTTTCCCTATCAACCTTGTCATCTCTACAGAAACTATAGAAAAGCTTAAGGAAAAGTATATTCCACCAATTTCTGAGTTTGATGAAGAATTACAAATTTGTTGGTTTATTCCACGTAAGATTGTTGAGAAGAAAACTAAGAATGGTAAACTTTATTGGATCATTGAGGCGATTGACTCTAACAACGAACTAACTAGAATTAGGTGCTGGGGAGTTAAACCCGATAAAGATCAAGTTCATATTAATAGACCTTATATGAGCCGGCTTGACTACAACGAGCAGTGGGGATTTTCCACTCGTTCCATTCGGCACAATTTTAGACTGTTAGGATAAAATATATGAATGTAATGAAATATTATAGCCCGCTTCTTAAAGAGCCAGAGTTAAAAAATGAACCTGTCATTGTTAGGATAAATAAATTTGATGAGGCCACAGCTAAAGCTTTTTCAACTGCAATTATGAAAGCCCAAAACACAGGCCAGAATATGATACCAGTTATTATCGATAGTTATGGCGGCCAAGTTTATAGCTTGATGTCAATGATATCTGATATTAAACACTCCAAAGTTCCAGTGGCAACAATAGTTCAAGGCAAGGCGATGTCTTGCGGAGCCATACTATTTAGTTTTGGTACTGAAGGCCATAGATATATGGATCCCGATTCGACGCTTATGATTCATGATGTTAGTTCTATGGGCTGGGGCAAAGTCGAAGAGATTAAAGCTTCTGCCGAGGAAACCGATCGTCTTAATACGAAGATATATCATATGATGGCAGAAAACTGTGGACATCACTCAGATTATTTTCTCGACATCGTACACGAAAAAGGGCACTCTGATTGGTTTCTGGAGCACGATGAATGCCTAAAGCATAACCTAGCTAATCACAGCTACGTGCCAGACTTTAGTGTGTCTATCAAGGTTGAATTTGGACTTCATTGATTACTTAACGCTACTTATATACGAGGGCTAACAAGTGTCAAATATCGACATCATAAGATGGAAGAGACTCATAAACGAGTTAACATTTTTAAATGAAGAGACGGAATTGGTTGATTCTATTATTTATGAATACAACAAACACTTTCAGGCTCACTACGAGGAGTTCTGTAAAAGAAACAACATTGATATCGATAAGTTAAACAAAGAGAACCACGATAAAATTACTGAACTCTACTCAACGGATGATGATGGAGAAACTGACGAGCAAAAAGTAATTGATATTGACCCTGAGCACGATAACGAAAATTTACCTTCGACATTTGCAAATTCACCGGACAGTAAAAAACAAACTGATTACGAGATGACTCAGGAAGAGCTTGAGATGCACGAATCGTTTGTTAGGCTCTTTCGAGCGTTGGCGTTAAAATTACATCCAGATAAATTAAGTTCTTCCTTGACAACTGAAGAGCGTGATGATATGATTGATATGTTCAATAAAGCTAAAGAAGCTTTAGATGAAAGAAAATATTTTGTGTTGCTTGATCTAGCTTCCAAGTTTAAAATTAAAAGTCCTAAAAATTATAAACAGCAAATCCGCTGGATGAAAAAAGAACTAAAAATGATGAAAGAACAAGTTAGCAAAAAGAAAACAACATATAATTATTCATTCTCTGAATGCGAAACTGATGAACAGAAAGACAATTTGATTCGTAAGTTTATCAAACATCTTTTCAATATAAACGTTTAGGAGGCAACTTGATTACAGATATTGTTTTGGGCATACAGCACGGTGATGAGGGTAAAGGAAAGGTAACTCATCATTTACTTAAAAATGGCGACTACACACATTGCATACGCTTTAACGGTGGGTGTAACGCGGGCCACACTATCTTTCACAACGATAAGAAATTTGTCACCCACCATATACCAGCATCGGTATTCTTTGGGATCCCGGCGATCATTGGGCCGGGATGTGTGGTTAACATCGACAAGTTTCTTAAAGAGCTAAACTATCTAGCAGAAAACGGGATTGACATTGAGAACAATGTTAAGATTGCTAAAAATGCTCACATTATTACCAAAGAACACGTAGCCGAAGACTCTAAAGACCACAAGATTGGCACTACCAAGTCTGGTAATGGTCCTGCGTATAGAGACAAGTTCCACAGGTCGGGAGTCCGCGCAGAGAACGTCCCACTACTGGCCCCTTTCATTGTTGACATGCAAGAAGAATTATATGGTGGCAAAGAATCAGTTATTCTAATGGAAGGCGCGCAAGGCTTTTGGCTTGATGTTGACTGGGGTGATTATCCATTTGTGACAAGTAGCAACTGTGGTGTTGGTGCAGCTATCAATAATGGGATTGATCCTCGATCAATTCGTAATGTCTGGGGAGTTGCAAAAGTTTACGAAACGTATGTTGGAATGAAAAAATTTCAGCCAGAAGATGAAATATTTGAGACTATTCAAAAAGCAGGTTCAGAATTTGGTGCAACGACTGGTCGTGTTCGGCAATGTAACTGGCTAGACTTTGGACAACTTACTAAAGCTATTCGTATGAATGGAGTAAACAAGTTGATCTTTAATAAAGTTGATGTACTACGTGAAGTCAAAAGTTGGGGTATGAAAAATCCTGATATTAGATTTGTCAACGGCGAAGAGGAGTTTATAAGATTTGTCACAAAAAATGCTCCAGAATGTGTCGATGAAATTTTCTTCTCTGCATCCCCAAAAATTATTTGACTTCTTGGTCAATACTGATTATAATTTATGTACACTTAGGAGGTAAAAGTGTCAAACGAAGATAAACGTATGCAATACGTTAAAGAATATATCCGCTCTCTTGTTGCTATTGAAGAAGCAATGGAGCCCTACAAAGAACAAAAGCGCGAACTTCGTGCTGAATTTAGGGAGAATGATTGGCTTAGCACAGATGAAATTCGTGCTGCTGTCAAGGCATACCGACTGTTTAAGGATAATGTAGACATTGATGAAGTTGTTGAAAACTTTAACATGTTCAGTGGAGGTCAAAGTGATTATTGAGTTTGCACGCACGCGCCCTGACGCACACGATCCACAAAGGGCAAATCCCTCAGACGCTGGGTTAGATGTTTTTTATTCACCCCTGCTTGAAGGACAAGCAGTCTCGGTAAATCCCGGTGAAAGTCGCATTATCCCCACAGGCCTGCGATTTGGCATTCCACACGGCTATATGCTGGAGGTCAAGAATCGAAGTTCCGTAGCCTCGAAGCGGTCCCTATTGGTGGGCGCTTGTGTTATTGACTCTGGATACGATGGAGAGGTCTTTATCAATTTACACAATGTCGGAAAAAGCCCACAGTTTCTACAGTCAGGTGATAAAATTGCACAAGTTGTGATGATTCCAGTTGTAAACTTTCGGGCAGTGCAAAGCACATCGGGTGATTTGTATCGTAGTCCGATTACTATTAGTGATAGAGGTGATGGAGCCTTGGGGAGTACAGATGAGTCCTGAGCAACGTTTTCAAATGCTTTATGAGGAAATGGCACAAGTCTGCGAAGAGGAAGGATGGGGCGACCCGTTTAGTTACGCACGCAGTAAGGAAATTTATGCTGCTACCGTTCTTGGACATAGGGTAGCAGAAACTTTTTCTGGTGCCGATGCAGTTAATGCAAAGGGGCAGGAAGTAGAATACAAGTCTACTATTTCAAGTAAGTGTAAAGGTTCTTATACTGGCATCTCAGTTCAGTCATCTTGGCAAGAACAAGAGCGATATTTATTTGAAGAAAAGCTTGCAAAATACCCCGAACACTATTATAATAGGTTTAAAGACGGCAAGCTTGTCGAGTCTTGGAAAATGAGCGGCATTGATGTTTACAACATCTTGCTGCCCAAGCTTGAGCAAAAATACGATACTGTCTTAGATAAAAAAGATCCACGTCTAAGCGCAAATATTACGTGGTCTGAAATTCAACAATATGGAACAAGGGTAATTTAAAATGAATGAAGAACTTACATTGCTCAACAATCAAGAAGACGTTGAGCAAGAAATAGATATTTTTTATATGCCAAACTATAAAGAACGTAAGGGATACTGTCCCGTTCGAGATATGCATATCAGTGAATATCAAATCCCACTTGAACTTATGAGCCGATTACCCAAATCCGGACAATCTAGAGTTCAAGATTGCTCCGAAAGCTCTGTTATTGAGAAAGCAGAGCAAATGAAGAGCCCAAAAGGACAAACAACGGGCATTTGTGTACTAGCCAACAAGTCGGCCGGCACGTTTGACGTGTTCTGGGGCAATACGAGACTCCGCGGCGGTAAAATTTTGGACTCAAGAGGGGAGAAAATTTACAACTGTGACAAGGGCCATATATGGGCTTCTTTATACGAGCACGATATCTCTGATCTCGATATATTCCAAGCTATCGAAAATAACATTCACGATGTAAACGAGAGGGCAACTCTCCCCGATAATATAAATTCAATTCTTAGGATGATCGACCGCGGTAAAGCAGATATCTTCATCCCCGACAACACCGACAAGAAGAGTTATAATGACGTTGATCAGGAGAAACAGCGCGTCGCCGTGAAAAAGCTTTACGAAAAATGCAGCATGCCCAGTAACAAATTTCAGACGCTGTGGAATCAAGTCAAGAAGCAAAACAAAGCAACCAGTCGCAAGATGAGAACTTGGGATAAAAATGAACAGGCAGTATATTTCGGTGCCCACAATGATTATGGAATCACAAAGGAACAATGTAACGCGACAACAGAGAGCGGCACGGTTTTTGAAGTTGAGATTGATGGTAAGACCGAAAAACTAGCAATATACTTCGTTTCTAAACAATCAGAATTTGCAACATCGGGTGTCGCAAACCCTCAGTACAAGCGGAATGTCAGAAAGGAAGCAACATATGTCGTAACAGTTGTCTCTTTGAATGATAGTAAGGGGGCATCTATTAATAAGTCACGAGAGACTGTAATCAACAAAATCAGAGAGTGGAATTCTGAGATTAAAGCAGGCAAGAGCATTGATAGAATTTTGTTTATCCCACAAACCGAACAAGAGCAAGATGTTGAAATGATAGCAGGTGAATACCTGAAGGACACACTGTTTTAAATGAACAGCGTTGTTTTAAAGCACCAAGAAGGTCTACAGTTTTTGTCGAACATACCCGATAACTCTGTAGATCTAATCTTGACAGACCCGCCTTATATTACTTCACGTGATTCAGGTATGGACAAGTGGGTAAAACATGTTGCTGAGCAAGACAAGAAAGATGCCAAAAATTTACGTACAGTTGAACAATGGAGAAAATTTAAAACGGTTCGCGAGTGGGTTAAGTTTCTTAGGAACGATAGCTCTCTTTACGATGATAACGACCAGCTTATCGCTGGCGAACCAAAGCGCAAGCTAAAAAAGTATAAAGCAGATTACCTTAAGTATGGCAGCATTTACGGCAAGAAGTATGCCGTCAAGACAAACTATGGTGATTGGGACTCTAAGTTTACTATGCAGCAGCTTGAGTTTTTTGTGAAGCACTTTTATCGTATATTAAAGCCCGGCGGTACTTGTATTGTGTTTTTTGATTTATGGAAAATAACATACCTTAAAGATATGCTTGAGTGCAAGAACAATAATGGCAACCCCACAATGTTTAAACAGATCAGACTTATCGAATGGATTAAGACAAACCCGCAACCAATTAATAGCAAGGTAAATTACCTTACTAATTGTCGAGAGATCGCATTGTTGGGTATCAAGAAATCAAAGCCAACGTTCAACAGCAAGTATGATAAGGGCATCTATGAATACCCATTGCAAGGTGGCAAATTTCGATTCCACCCAACACAAAAAAGTTTGCCATTGTTTGAGGCGCTTATAAAAAAACACTCGAACGAAGGCGATTTAGTGCTTGATTGTTTTGCTGGCTCAGCCACAACTGCAATCGCTGCAAGGAATACAAATCGTAATTTTATCGGTTGCGAAATGGATAAGAAGTTTTTCACAAAATCTAAGGAGAGAATAAAAAATGGATAAGAACACACAAGTCGTTATGTTTAGCTCAAAAACAGGCAACTGGGCAACACCACACGATTTCTTTTTAAAATTGGATTGGAGGTTTGGTCCTTTTGACCTTGACCCCTGTGCCACTCACAGCAACGCTAAATGTGATAAGTATTTCACTGAAGAAGACAATGGTCTTGATAAAGATTGGACTGGTAACAATGTTTTTGTAAACCCACCATATGGGCGAGGCATTGACAAGTGGATTAAGAAAGCTTACGAGTCGGCATTAGAGCCTGACACTAAAGTTGTGATGCTTATCCCAGCACGTACTGATACAAAGTATTGGCACAACTATGTAATGAAGGCATCAGAGATCTACTTTGTTAAAGGTAGACTTAAATTCGGTGATAGCGACAACTCCGCGCCATTTCCATCCGCCGTTGTAGTATTCAACGGTAAGGCCGGCCCGTGGAGAGTCGAAGGTATTAACAGATAGGAGGTTATTATGACTGAAGAAGGATTAAATGCATCCATACTTAGACTTCAATCGTTTGTGATTGAAACCTATGGTATGATTAAGGATATATACAGACGAGAACAAGAGGAAGGCGATGTAGATAAAATTGCTAAGTTTAGCATGCAGCTAGCTCAGTATGAGGGTGCTTTGCTTACCTTGAGGGGCTACAAGCAGGATATTATTGATTCTGCCGCAGTTGAAGAAGAGTTGGAACAGGAGTTAGAACTTAGCGATGAAGAAGGCTCCGAAGATGACGAAGAACAAGTGATTACCGAAGAGTATCTTGAAAAAGCATCACCAACTTATAGAAAATCTCAAAAACATCAAAAGAAAGGAAAGACTAAAAAGTGAATCGCCAGCAAAAAAGAGCGATGAAGAAGCACGCGGGTAAGAAAGCTACAGATGCGATGGCAAATAAAGTCGCACTTTTTGGGCAGTTACCCAAATCTTGTAATGCTTGTGAGAAAGAGTTTGACAAGAAGGACAAAGAGATGGTAAAATCTTGGAGTGTAGTCGTAAAGCAAGAGGTTGTAAGATTGTTTTGCCCTGATTGCATTGAAAAAACAAGGGAGGTATTAAGTGAGTGTGACGAGACTATCGACCGAGGGTCTTAAAAAGATACTGGGTGGTGAAGTGAAAGAAGACGCAACTTGTGTAATTAAGTTTTACTCAAATGGTTGTCATTTGTGTCACAACCTAAAAGACTATTATGAGGATATTTCTAATAATGAACAATTCTCTGATATTCATTTCTTTGCATTTAACGTTGACAACTATCCAGAGATTGAAAAACAAATGAAGTTTAACGGTGTACCGACAATATCTTTAGTTAAGACATATATGCAAGACGCAAGCCCAAAAATTCGGATCTTGAAAGATCCAGATATGCCCAATGAGCAAACTTGGTATCGTTCAAAGGACATAAAGCAATTTATAACGGAGATGAAATGATGCCAATTACAAATTCAAGAGAGATGCTATCATATGATGATGTTCTCTTGGTACCGCAATATTCTGATATTCGCAGTAGAACCGAAGTTAGTACAGTGACTGATCTAGGAAATGGTTTGGTGCTAAACTTGCCAGTGTTAGCATCACCTATGGATACTATTTCCGAGACGGCTATGGCTGTGTCTCTTGGGCGTCTTGGTGGTGCTGCTATCGTACACAGATACAACAGCGCTGAAAATCAGTGTCGTATGGTATCTATGGCCTGTGAGATTGCAAAGACAAAGTATAACATGTCTATCGACATCGGCGCCGCAGTTGGAATCTCAGGAGATTTTGTTGAAAGAGCAACAGGATTAATTGATGCGGGTGCAACATTCCTGTGTGTAGATGTAGCTCACGGCCACCACATTCTAATGAAGGAGGCTATTACAAAAATTCGACAAGCAGTTGGTAGTAATGTTCATATCATGGCTGGTAATGTTGCGACACTAGATGGAATTAACGATCTAGCAGACTGGGGTGCAGACTCTATTCGTTGCAACATTGGTGGCGGCTCTATTTGTTCAACTAGAGTACAGACGGGCCATGGTGTCCCGGGTCTACAGACAATCTTAGATTGCTCGCAAACCGACCGAAATGTTACAATTATCGCTGATGGTGGAATTAGAAACTCTGGTGATATTGTAAAAGCTTTTGCCTGTGGTGCTGACGCGGTTATGTGCGGCTCTCTTCTGGCAGGAACAGATGAAAGTCCCGGTAAGATTCAGGAAGACTTGAACGGCTCTAGATGGAAAACTTATCGAGGTATGGCCTCTAAAGAAGCACAAGTTAGCTGGCGAGGCAATTATTCTTCATTTGAAGGTGTTTCTGCAAGGGTTCCATATAGAGGATCAGTTGTCAAGATTCTTCAAGACTTAGAACGTGGTATTCGTTCCGGCTTCTCGTACAGTGGTGCTAGAACACTAACAGAGTTTCAGTCAGTAGCAAAACTTATCAAGCAGACGCCGGCCGGAATGGGTGAGAGTAGAACGCATATATTGGGGAGAAAATGGTGAGTGGTAATGTAAAGAAATTTAAACACATTAAAACGAGAGAGCAGTTTATTCAGCGCGCTAACAAGAAGCATAATAATTTTTATGATTATTCACTCGTTGAGTTTCAAGATAGGGGATATGCAAAATCTCGGAACGGCGAGCGGGCAAGAAAATTGTCAGAATACTACTCAGAAGCATACGTCACAATAATATGTCCAAAACACGGAGAATTTTTACAAAGAACTAGAAAACATCTTGAAGGCTCTGGTTGTCATTCATGTGCGAGGGAGACTATATCTAACGCCTTGATGGGTCGCAATGGAGATTTTGACTTCACAGAGGCGAACGACTTTATCGAGACTGAAACTGATATTACAATTAAATCTACCCCATCGGATCAAATTCAAAGAGAAATTTTTATCAGTATAGAAGACAAAGAAATATTACAATATTCTAAATGGTACATCACAGGCCACCAGCCCTCACGCCGTAGTAGAGCTTTGTATTGTGTTGGGCAAAAAACAAACAGGA